TGGAAGGCCGTGTCGGTGGGCTTCCGCGAGGCGTATCGCAAACATCGCGCCGCTGCCGCGGAGGAAGCGCAGGCCGAATTGGCGCGGCTTGCCGAGGTTGAGCCGATCGAGCCGCAGCTCGCCGCGGAGTGATGAACCAACATGCTTATCGATCCGCGCGCGGCGGTGCTCAACGTCGTGGCAACCGTGATGCGGCCGCCGCCGCCGGCCGATTTCAACGCATGGGCCGAGGCGAACATCGTGTTCGGCCGGGAGAGCCCGATTCCCGGTCCCTATCGGCGCTCGACCATGCCGTTCGCCGAGCGTGTGCTCGAATGCCTCGGGCCGGAACATCCCGCGCGTGTGATCACCGTCGTCGGGAATGTGCAGAGCGGTAAGACCACGCTGGCGCAGATTTTCATCGGCGCCAGCATGGACATTGACCCGTGTGACATGGGTTACGTGCACCCGACGCACGACAACGCCATGCGCTGGTCGCGGCGCAAGTGGAAGGTGATGCGCAAGCAGTCCGCGGCACTACAACGAATCTTCGGTGAGACGAGATCACGCGACGCGACCGACACCGCGCTCTATCAGGAAACGCGCGACGGCCGCGGCTCGCTTCAGATCAGCGGGGCGAATTCTGAGGCCTCGCTGTCGATGGTGTCCTGGCCGAAGCAGGTGCAGGATGATCTTTCCAAATGGGAGGCAAACCAGGCCGGCGATCCTGAACGCCAGGCGGACGGCCGCAGCGGCGCATTCGATTGGGCGAAGATTTTCAAAATCTCGCCGCCGCGGCACGCGCGCACCTGTCGGATCACCCGCGCTTTCCTCGCCGGCACGCAAGAGCGCTGGCATGTGCCGTGCCCGCACTGCGATCACTACCAGCCGCTCGAATGGCAGAATTTTCAGGCGACGATCGACCGGGAGCATCCTGAGCGGGCGCACTTCACCTGTGTAGCCTGCGCCGGGAAGATCGAGCACAAGCACAAGGTCGAGGTCATCGCGCGCGGGCGCTGGGTTGCCGAAAATCCGTCCGCGCGCGAGCCGTCCTTCCGCTGGTGGCGCGCCTATCTGCAGACGCGCGATTGGGAATCGATCGCGCGCGAGTGGCTGGCGGCCGAAGGCGATCCGCAAGCCGAGCAGGCGTTCTGGAACGAGGTGCTCGGGCTTGCCTACGAAAGCGCGTCCGAGGCGCCGCCGTGGGAAGCCGTGCGCGACCGCGCCAACGCGGAGGACAGTTACGACCGTGGGCGGCTGCCGATCGGCGCGCTCCTGCTGTGCGTCGGCGCCGACGTGCAAGGCGACCGCGTCGAGGTGCATATCAAGGGGTATGGCGAGGGGCTGCGCCGCTGGACGATCGACTACGAGGTCATCCCGCATTTCATCGGCACCGAGGAGGCCCAGCTCGCGCTTGATCAGCTCCTCGCCCGCGCCTGGCCCGATGCCTTCGGCAACCCTCGATCGATCGACATGCTGGCGATCGACGGCAACGCCTACACCAACGAAGTGTTTGCTTGGGCCAAGCGCCACTCCTGGCTCAAGGTCATCGTGGTGCGAGGCGCGAAGTCCGACCTGGCGCCGCCGCTGGCGTTGACCAAAAGTGAACGGCGACCGGATGGCAAAGTGAAAAAGGCGCAGAAGCGCTTCTACAACGTCGGCGTCTCCGGTCTCAAAAGCGCGCTTTACGAGGTGCTCAAGCGGATCGATCCGCTTGCGCGCGGCTACTGCGGGTATCCGCGCGGACTGGAGGACGAGTTCTATCGCCAGCTCACGGCGGAAAAGCGCGAAGTAGTGACCGACAAGCGCACGGGGTTCCCGCGCGCCTTTTGGCGCCTCGACCACGATCGCAACGAGGTGCTCGACAGCGAAATGTACGCGGAAGCCGCGGCGATCCGCTGCGGCTGGTACAGCAAGACACCGGAACAATGGCAGGCGCTCCGCCTCGCGCGCGAACGGCCGGCGGAACGGGGGCAGACCGATTTGTTTGATCCTGCCAACGCCGGGAATGTGGCGCATGCGGCGCGCCCAAAGCTTAAGGGCGACGCGCTCGCCCGGCTTTCCGAGGCTCTGAACGGGTAGCACGATGACGGCACTTGCCAAGCCACGCTATCGCGTGCGCACGGATGGCCACGTGTACCAGCCCACGACGCCGTCAGCGCAGCTGTTCGGCGATCCGCGCAATGGGTGGGCGCTACGCGGCGGCTCCGGGTATATGCGCGGCGAGCAAATGCCGCTGTTTTTTCATTGGCATCCGGCGCTGCGCGAGGCAAACGACGACGTGCGCGCGGCCTGGCGCCTCGCCACGGCGCGCACCGTCAACGTGATCCAGAATTCCGGCTGGTTCGCTGGCGCCGCCGAGCAGTCCGCCGCGCACGTCGTGGGCAACGGCCTGGAGCTGCACGCCAAGCCGAACGCGCTGGCATTAGGTTGGACGCAATCGGAAGCGAACAAGTGGGCGCGCGGCGTCGAGTCGCGTTTCTCCGTTTGGGCCGGCGACGCGCGCGCCTGTGATGCCGGCTCCCGCTTCAACCTCGGCCAGCTGCTTTGGCAGGCCTACAAACATTGGATGGCGAGCGGAGAAATTCTTGCGACCTTCCCGTATTTCGATCGGCCGGGCAGCCAATGGCGCACGAAGGTGCGCGTGCTGCCGGCGTGGCGCCTATCGCTGCGCTCGTTTCCGCCCTTACTGATCAATGGCGTGCGGCTGTCCGATCGGGACAGTTGGGCGCCGGCGAGCTACCTGCTGTGGCGTCTCACGAGTTATGGTGTCCGCGAAGAAGTCGAGGCCAAGGCCTACGACAGTGCGGGCCGCCCGGTCGTTGCGCACATCTTCGATGGCGAGCCGGACCAGGTGCGCGGTATTTCGCCGTGGACGCCGGTGCTGAAGGTGACGCGGCAGTTCGATCAGCTCGCCGACGCGACGCTGACGGCCGCGCTCATTCAGGCGGTGTTCGCCGCCATGTTCACCTCGGACTCGCCAAGTGAAGACGTGCTTGAGGCGCTGCAAAGCCAGGGCGAGCAAAAGCACTTCACCGATCTGCTGGAAGCGAAAGTCGGCTGGTACCGCCGGACCGATCTTAACCTTGGCGTCGCCGGTAAAATTCTGCACGGCTTTCCCGGCGATGATCTTAAATTCTTCCGCTCCGAGCATCCGAACGCGACCTATGAACCATTCGCGCGCTTCCTGCTACGAGAGGCTTCGCGCGTCGCGGCGCTAACCTATCCCGAGTTCACCGGCGACTACACCGGCGAAACGTTCTCCTCCGCGAAGATGGGCACCACGGCGATCTGGCCGCGCATGCTCTACCGCCGCAAGCATATCGTCGCGCCGCTCGCGCAGCGCGCCTACGAGGCATGGCTGGAGGAGGACATCGAAGCGGGCGGCACGGAGTTCCCCGGCGGGGTCGAAGGTTTCCTTGCCAATCGGGCCGCGGCCGCGCAGGCGCATTGGCGCGGGCCGGCGAAGCCGCAGGCGGACGACCTGAAAACCGCGAACGCGCTGCAAAAGCTGCAAGAGCTGGGGGTGCCGGACACCGTTTTGTTTGGTGAGTTGGGCGGTGACGTGGACGACTGGTACGAGCTGCGCAAGCGCGAACAGGATCGCCGCGAGGAACTGGGCCTGATGGAGCGCACGAAGGCCATGGCGGCGGCGCAGGTTCCGCCGAGCGGTCCGATTGAAGGCGACCAGGCGAGCGGTCAAAAGGCCGACCAGAGTGGCGCTGGGGACCAGCGGGGCGCGGGGGCGACCGCAGTGCTTCCCGAGCTGCGCGAGATCAAAGAGCTGCTGATCGAATTATCCGACGAGGTGACCAGCCATGGCCGCGCGCGATCCTGATTGGACCGACCCTTGCGCCGTGCTGGATTGGCTCACGCCGCAGTATTACCGCGTCGTCGCCGGCCGCGGCGTGGTGGAAATCCGCCACGGCGACACGACCACGACCTACGGCCAGGCCAACGTCGATAAGTTGAACGCGCTGATGCAGCGCCTGCGCGTCGAGTGCGCGGCGAAAAATCCGCAAAGCAAAATCCGCCGCCGCGCTTTCACTGCCGGCTGATCCTCCCTCTCAGAGGCAGACATGACGATCCTGCTGCGCATCGCCGAGCGCGTGGTCAACCGTCCCTTGCTTGTTCATCCCGACAAGCTGCCGCTGATCCTTGGCGTGCTGGAAGGGCGTATTCCGCTCGGCGACGTGACGCCGTGGCGGGAGGCGGCGGAAGAGAACGTCGACGCGATGCCGCAGCGCGCGCAGCAAGTGATGCGCGGTCCGGCGCCGGGCGCATCGCGGTTCGTCGGGTCGACCGTTGATGAGGACCCGGAGACGGGGAAGAAAACGGGGTTGCCCTACAAGCGCACTGCTGATGGTGTCGCAATCGTTACGATCACCGGCAGCCTGATCAATCGCGGCGCCTGGGTCGGCGCCAGCTCGGGCGAAACGTCTTACGAAGGCATCCAGCACCAGATTGCGACGGCCGCGCGCGATCCGCGCGCCAAGGCGATCCTGCTCGACATCGAAAGCCCTGGGGGCGAGGCGGTCGGCGCGTTCGAGACCGCGGCCGCGATCCGCGCCGTGGCCGCCCAAAAGCCGACGACGGCGATCGCTAACGGCATGACGGCCTCGGCCGCCTATGCGCTCGCGTCCGGCGCGCAACGGATCGTGGCGACGCCGACCAGCCTGGTCGGGTCGATCGGCGTCGTCATGTTGCATGCCGATTATTCCCGCTTCCTCGACAAAAAGGGTGTGACGCCGAGCCTGATCTTCGCCGGCGCGCATAAGATCGACGGCAATCCCTTCGAACCGTTGAGCGCCGGCGTGCGCGAAGATCTGCAGCGCGAGGTGAACCAGTATTACGATTTGTTTGTTGAGGCGGTCGCCGCCGGTCGCCGGCTCATGTCGCCGGCGTCCATCCGGCAAACCGAAGCGCGCACCTACATTGGTCGCGATGCTGTCGGCGCGCGGCTGGCCGACGACATCGGCACGTTCGACGACGTGCTCGCCGATCTTTCGGCCCGCGGCCAAGGCCGCATCTCTGTGAGTGTAGCAACAAAAGGAAAGCCTGCGATGGAAAATACTCAGGGCGCGCCGGCCGCTGATGCTGCCGGCACCGTTACTGCGACTGACGAACAGCAGCGGCAAGCGAAGAAGGCGGCGAAAAAACAGAGATTCGACGCCGCCGTTGGGGCCGCGGTTGCCGAGCAGATGAAGGTAGCGAACACGCGTCTGACCGCGATCCTGGCGAGCGACAAGGCGAAGGGCC